CAGCGGTGTCGTACGCCTGGTCAGCATTGGACGAAACCTCGATGTGCCGAATCAACCCCTCGATCACGTCTGACGTGACTTGATCGGCTCCATCTGCAACCGGATGCACCTTGATGCGCGGGCGCTGCTGGCGCATGTTGTTGACGACATTGCGAACGAACGTATCGGTCTTGTTGATCGTCAAGCACGGCCTGCGATCCAGCATGCGCTGCATCTTGATCTCGGCAGGCCACTGATCGCCTGCTGCAAACTTCAGATCATCGACGGCGGCCGCGCGGTTCGCGCCCTCGGCATCAATAGCAAGCTGCAGGCGTGCGCGAGCCTCCTCGGCGACTTTGCTTGCTGAGGATGACGGTTTTTTTGCCATGTAGTGTTATCCCATCCAGCCCGATGCCTGCGGCACTCGTGGCGGCGCAATCCTGCGGGTTACGGTTGGTTGTCTCTGCGCCCTGCGAACGCCCTCGCAGGCGTAGCGCAATGCGTCTAGGACGTGGTTGTCTTTGTCGGCCAGGATCGGCAACACTTGGCCGGTCAGTGGGTCCGTTTTGAATGAATACAGCGTCAGCTCGTCAATCAGATGCTGGCAGCGCGGGTGCACGATGATGTCAAACGACTTCAGCCACTCCACGCCCTCTTCCAGGCTGCGAGCGCCTTTTACAGCCGCCAAAATGCGCGGGAAGCCGTTTTTTCGCATGTGGCTGATGGTCTCAGGGCGCGCCGAATCGGCGACGATGGGCCACTTCTCAGAGTCGGGCACGGACATGAACAGTGCCGGCAGATTCACGATTTCGCAGCCAACCTGATACGCCTCGTAATCAACATACAGCGCGCGGCCATCGATGTAGCAGCGCACCAGAACCGAAGGATCGACCGAAAAGCCCCAATCCGCGCCATACCGGAACGTCACGCCTTCCGGCGCCTCGAATTCCTCAATGCGCCAGTTGCGGAACACCCTTGCTTCACTGTTGCGCTGATACTGACCAAGCCACACATGAGAATATTTCTCTGGATCGCGGCCCCGGTCATACCCCATTTCAGCCACAAGCGTTGTCTGATCGAACCATGGGTTGTCCATGAAATTCGCCTCAACAACCGCCGAGTCAGGCGGAGGCGTATCGCCCCGCAACAGAACATCAACCGGGTCTTTGTCGCTTCGCGGATTCCAGCTGAACCACAATTCAGAGCCAGGCTTGCGGATCGTTGGCCGCAACATATCGAGGCTCTTTTGGCTCATGGTCTGAGCCTCTTCGACCCATCCAATGTCAAAACCTTCGAGCGACTTGATTGACTCAGCCGTGTGGTTCTGCATGCCCTGGAAAATGATTCGGCCACCAGCGGTAGACAGGATGCGCTTGTCCTGCACCTCGAAATGCATGCCAGCGTTCAAAGCCGCAATCTTGCTCTCCAGCAGCTTCTTGACCGATTGATCAAGACTCTTTTGATTCTCCCGGATGCACACCGCATCGGTCTTTGCCATGATGCTGCGCTCGATCATCATCTCGGCAAAGAAGTGAGACTTGCCACTACCGCGCCCGCCGTGGGCGCCCTTGTATCGCGCCGGCTCAATCAGCGGCAGGAATACGCGGGGGGTCTGTATCTCAAGTTCCATTGACCTTCGGATCAACTACCTTGCGGACAATCGCGGAGATGTTCTCTGCAGCCTTTTGCTCGGCATCGTCGTCCTTTATGCGCAGCACCTTGCGCTCCAGCTCAATCAGGGTTTTCATAGCCTCCGAGAGCTTTTTTGCACCATCAATGCGCGACGGCAGGTCAATGACCTTGCGATACAAATCGTTGAGCTTGTCTCGGCCGTGCTCATCCGGGTCCGCCATAAACTCGCCCAGGCGCTCCAGATCGTCCATCAGATCAATCTGAATATCGGCCTGCGCAAACAGCTTTCGCACCGTTGCACGGGCTTTCTGCACATCCTTGCGTTGCTCCAGGATCGCGGCAGCCTGCGCTGTGGCATTGGCCTCAACGACGATCCGGTCTGTTACAGCACGCTTCTCTGTAACGTCTTTTGTAACCGCCTCGCGTGTAACGATCTCATCGGCTTTGGCAGCAATGCGGGCGGTCAAATCCTTCACCCAGCCATCACGCTTTGCCCTGCGTGCAATCGCCATGTGGTTGATGCCGTATTTCTCGGCAATGGCGCGCAGGGGTTGGCCGGTGCGGTACTCAGTTTCTACCGCTGACCAATCCACCTCTTGAGACATTACGCAGCCTCAGCCACTTCAACGCCAACAATGTCCTGCTCGCAGATCAGTGCGTAGCGTTTTCCGTCTTCGCGGTGCTCTGGGTACTCCAGTTCGCTGAAGCGGATCACGTCACCCGTCTGGACTGGCCTGCGGCCCTCTGGGGCGTCAAACACCATGCGCACCGGCTTGAGAGTTTTCGGATCTTTCTTGCCAGGGCCGCACAAAGCAACAGTCCCACGGTTGTAGGACTCCACTGCGCCATCCTTGGAGCGAAATGCATCCACCTTGATTGGAATGATCAATCCGGGGATGGTTGTCGGGATGGTTTCATCCAGTTCGACAAGAATTCGGTCTTGCAGGGGTCTTAGCATTGGATTACTTCTTGGCCGGTGAGGGGAGTTTTTCGCGCAGCTTCTTGGGGATCAGGTCGCGCAGCATCATGGCTGCTGCTCCGCTGGCGCCGATGGCGCGGCAGGAGCATCGACGGGCTTTGGGGCCGATCCGAAAACCTGACCCCAGACGCTCAGGATGTGCGCCTTGATTTCCTCGACGCCAGCATCCAGAAAGCTGGCGCTCTCCAGCTTTGCCAGCTTGGCTTTTTTCTGCGCCAAATCTTCCTCAATGGCGTTGATCTCGACTTGCAGGGTGTTGCGCAGGGTCATTTTGAAAGCCCAAATAAAAAAGCCCACTGCGTGGGCAAGGACAGTTACCAGTCAGGGAGGTTCGAATCGTCCAGCACCCCGCAGAGTCCGCAGGGAGTGATTGCGGAGCATCTACGGGGCTTTGCGCTGGAGTTAGGCAGATTTACACCCGATCTGCCAGCGGCCTACCCATACCCCAGAATCCACCATGAAGGAGCGGCAGCGGTATATGCGGATAGGGCTTGGGGACTTGGACGCAGAATGCAAAAAGCCCAGACGTAGTAAAACATCCTGGGCTTGTGACTCTTTTTGCTGTGGCGAGAACACCCCGCCTTTGTCGTCCCGGCGATATTACCGCAAGTCCATGTCGCTCGCAAGTTTCTGCATCACTTTTCCGCCCGCGCTTGCAATCAAATATTCGATGTACCGATTGAGCCATTCGTGCGAGTCGGAACGGGGCAGTTTGACCTTGCGCGTGCCGTTGCAGCTTTTGCACAGACGGTCTGACAGGTGCGGAGTGCCAGGAACCATCTCGTAGCCCCTGCCTGCACAAGGTTGGCACGTTCCATGCATGTGCCAAGCGAAAACTTCCTGCGTGATCCGGCGTGCGTCGCCCTTCCACCGATTGCGCAGCATTTGGCCGACCAGTTTCTTTTCCAGCATTTCAATGCAGGCCAGTTTTGCGCTGGTTTTGCCGTTGAATGTCACTTCCCACAACATGATTGCCTCGCGGCTGGCATGCGCGGCCATCCCAGCGGCTGTGAGTACATCAAAGGGGGCCATGTTGGTTTGCACGTCCATTGCGAGATTGGACGTGTTGCGGGCGGTTGCGTAGCGCTCACTGATTTTCATTGCGGGCCTTCATCATTGCGTCGGCAAATACATACGCAACTTCAGCGCAATCCCTGTAGTTTTCAGGCTCTTGCAAATCGCCTCCGTACCGATATTGCCGGTCTGCAATAAGTCCTTGCAGAGCCTGTGCAGCAAAGTGATCTCGAACAGTTAAGCCAGTGGTCACACTGCCTCCCGTTACCCTCCGCCATTCGTTTACCGATTCCATAGCAGCAGAAATGATTGCATCGTCGTTATTCATTGCGTTCCTTTTGTAGTTGCTTGAGTTTTTCTCGGTACAGAGCCTTGATGGAGCGCAGTTCGTCCGCCCGCCACTTGTGCACCTGGTTGTTGGCTTCCAGGGCCTCCACGCGCACCAGGCCAATGCGAGCGATCAGGCCTAGGCGGTAATCGACTGCTCTGCCGGCGCCGTATCGGTTGCAGACTTTTCGCTGTGCGTGCACGTTGTCTTCATTGAAGCGAAGATGTGATGCACTCCCTGTTGATCGATAGTGACCCGCATCAAAACCGCCCCCAACTGCTCCAGTAGAAAGCGGATTTCCGCAACAGATGCACGGCTGCATGCAATCTCGAAGTCGTATGTATGCGTTGAATTCAATCTGGGCCTCCTTAATCAGTTGCGGAATGGTCTTGATCGCCTCTTTGCGCGCCTTGACCTGCTCACGATCTGCCTTTTTCTGTGCACGCACCAAGCGACCTGCACAGACTGGACTGCAAACGTTCTGCATGGCGCGCGCCGGCGTGAAATTGCAGCCGCAGTGAGCGCAGGACTTGGGCTTTGGTGGCTTGGTGCTGATCACAGAATTTCCCCCGTCTCAGGGTCAATCCATTCCTGCGCT